AGTCTGGCCATGTCGCCGACCATCCTCCCGGATGAGAAAGATCGTGAGATCGCAATGCGGCAAACACCTGGCGGTATAGCTGGTTTGATTTGATGGCCCGAGATTACGCCAAAGAATACAAAAACTATCACTCGCGGCCAGAGCAGATTAAAAGGAGATCCTCCAGAAACAAAGCCAGGCGATTGGCAGTCAAGATGGGCAAAGCCAAGAAAGGTGACGGCAAAGACATACATCATAGAGATGGCAACCCCATGAATAATAAAAATGGAAATTTACGCTCTATGTCTAAAAGCAAGAATAGATCTTTTGCTCGAACCAGGACAGCTCGTAAGAAAAGGGCTTAGTCTAAAGATTCAGAAGCGCGAATAATTGCGCCTACAACCTCATAATCAAGCTCATAACCCATATACCTATCCTCACCCACAACAACCTCTAAATTGCGCGATATGAGCCTCATAAGCGCTGCTTGTTGGTGCAGTGTCAGTCTACTGAACAAATCAATGACTTCTTGGGCCTCGAGAACTGGTTTATAAGATTGAGGAACGGATTTCGTTTTTTTCGGCATGTCTGCCACTTTTTTAAACAAATTCATTTTCGGGTAAATTCGACAGCCGCTTATGTTCTCTTTGAATCAAAACTTTGAGCTGGTTTATCTTAGATCTCTGCTCCATATCACAGATTGATTGCAAAAGATCGTAAGTAGCTGGGTCCACCGCTAGACTTTTCCTAATTTCTTTTCCTTCTTTTCTGTTTTCCATATTGTTAGATCCTGTAATCATGTAGTGAGATTCTATAACTTTTAATACAAAGATACAAATGATTATTCTTTTTTATTTGTTATACTATTGGGCCATGTACCAGGTAAAAAACTATTTGCTCAGTATGCAGTCTCATTGGATGGTTAATCACACGACATACAATGCTGTCCAGGACACTTTGCCACAGATTGCAAAATTTAAAGGTGCCCAGGGTTTAGAGTCAATGGGAAAGACTCCGGTGCATAAAGTCATAAAGAAAATACACCCGGAGATCTACCGGGTTCCGTTGTTCCGCAGAAAGTTTTGTAAGTTGCTAATGAAAGAAATAGAGATGATGAAGAAAGAAGTCTCGTTTGCAGCCAACGATGAAGAAGATGAGCTGCGCCAAATCCCAGAGATTATTCTGCGAGAACAGGTCCCGGAGCTCTATCGGAGTATGTGGTTTGTGGTCCAAACTGTTTTGAATCCTATATTCAATGCGGTCTGGCAAAGAGATTGCAAAGATCCGTCGACCATCCAAATCGCCAATTACAATCTAAAAGATAAACGCCAAGGTGCCTGGCACCACGACGAGAGCGCGGATATCTCAGTGGTTGTGCCGCTCAATACTGGTAAGTATGAAGGCGGTGGAACCGCATTTCACAACTATGGTGAGATCAGTCCGTTGCCAACGGGCCACGCGCTTTTCTTTCCAAGTTTCACCAACCTCCACAAAGGATTGCCCGTCGGAACGGGTGATAGATACCTGTTGGTTTTTTGGCTGCACGACCATCAAAGACTGGTCAATTTGTACGAAAATCTGTCCTAAAAAAAGTTGTTATTATTGTAAATAAATAGTTGCATATAGTTGCAACTTACGATACATTAGTTATGTGAGACATATAAATAACAACAAAACGGGAGAAAAATATGAAAGACCTTAGACCAAAAATCAAGAAAGTGTTGCTCAAAACTTTGAAAGATTTTTACGATTTTGGTGACTACACTATCTATGAAAAGGATGGCTACATTAGAGTTAAAAATAATGATGCTGATGCTTTTGATATAAAGAGAGGGTGGGATGATGAGGCTGTTGCTTGGGTTCCAGAGTATGAACACAACGACAAATTTAGTTTCATTTGTGAAGGCGGTATTCTTTGGGATCTTTTAAATCCATGTTATGCGGATTATCCAATTTATGAGTGGGAAACCATTATCTATAAAAACTTTGAAGAAGTTGGGTTGATGATGACTCCTTATGATTCTTGCAATTTTGAAATAAAGGAGGGTGAGTGATGATTGAATATATAAAATCTCTTTATGGCAAAAATATGTTGAGGATTCCTTTTGCAATATCCGGAAACCATGACGATTACATTTGCTTTTCGGATGACAACGGCATAAGGCACATGCGAATCATCAAGTTTTTTGACAATCCCAAAAGCACAGGAGCTCTGCCGAGTTGTTTGCTTGGTTGGAACGATGATGGACATTGGGGTGATTTCTACTTTGATGAATCTGGCATGGATAAAACTGAGGAGCTCCACTCCTGGTTGACATCAAATCATCCGTTTGATCTTTTCAAAGGTTTTATGTCAGATCTTTCTGAGTGTTTACATGACATCAAAAATATTAACTTAAATATAGGAGAACGAAATGGATAGAGAACTAATCGAAGTCCACACTTGCGATATGTGCGGTGGCGACATTGAGCACAAAAAAGATGAGCATGGCAACGTCTATTGGAACGGCGGCCACAATGCCTATCCTCTACATGAGGGCAGATGTTGTGACACTTGCCACTTAGACGTTTTAAGTGCTCGATTTGCGGAGGCTGGCATCAGAGTGTAACTCGAAGCCGGAGGGGAGAAAGGGAGCTCACTGAGCTCCCTTTTTTTTAGTATAGATCTCCGAGCTCTACTGTTTGGATCCCTTCGATGTTGTATGGTTTGAAGTCTTCATCTTCTTGACACCTTAGAAGCAAGCTCAAGGCTTGCTCATTTCTTTTTTGAGCATAGACCAGGGCCTCGTCGGATAAGGTGTAAACAACATAAGGATATGGGTGTTGTTTTTCTTGGGCCAGGAAGTTAAATCCTTTTGCAGTCAATCCCAGCGCCCTACAAGCATCGACATATATTGCCGCTTGCATGTGATAGTTGAACATATTAATCGCTCTTTTAAAGCCACGAGGCGAAGCGTCGCGACAAGTTTTAAGGTCCCATACATACTCGTTGTCATACCAGTCCATACGACATTTGAAAGGGTGGCCGTGCCACTCAAAGACTAGGGTGTGTTCTACTTTGTCAGTGTCTTTGGGTATGTAGTGTTTCACTACTTCACGACGTTCCATACAGGTGTCATATAGATCCTGGGTGATTGGAGTGCGATTGCCTACACTTGCCATGAAGTCTTCGTATTCCTCGCGGCCCGCTTTGGTTCGTCGATCAATTTTTGGTTGAATGACAAACTCTTCGTCGAATTTGTGATGCTCCAGGAAAACTGTGTGCTGCACTCGGCCCTCCAAGAGAGCTGGTGTTTGCACCATTTCTTTTTTATTCTGCCAGCTGTACGGGCATTTAATGACCGAGGTTAGATCGTGAGATCTAAAAGCTGGGATCTCTGCATACTGTTCGTATGGGATATCGTCATACATTCCTATTTTAAACTTCATTTTCTTTCAGCTCCTCCAATTCTTCCCTGGTTAAATCAAAACAATTCAAATTCCCGGCCACAGTTCTGCGCTCGCCTTCACCAAAGAAAGGATAAACACAATGCTGCATCCAGGACGGAAACATCAATAGTTTGCCCGGTTCTGGTTTTACATAGCGCGATTGAGAAGGCCTTAGTTTCTCTGGATCCCCGGTTTGATTCAAACCATAGGTAAAATTTATAAAGCCGTCTATGGCGCCAGAATTTTCGTACAGCTCATATCTCAGACTGTCTTCTTCGTCTGGTTTGACTATTTGATCTGGCACTTTGGTCCAGGTGGTAAATGAAATGCCCATATTCGACGCTGTTAAATGATCGTGAATAGGGTTGTAATCACCCTCATAACTGTGGACTGACCACAGCTTATCTATACTTATTTTCTTCGGTTTCAAGGGAGATTTTGTGTACTCGACGAAATGTTTTAGATAAGCCATGCCCAGACTCTCAACAATGCTAACGAAAGGTGCCAGTAGATTATCCATGTAATCCATACTGAGTTGTTCGCCCTGGTGAATCTGGCCCACCAAAAATTTGGAGGCTGATTCTTTGTGTTTGTCGGATCTTAAAACGTCCAGGTAATTATTGAGATTTGCCACTACCTCTTGTGACATATTGTGTTGCATCATAAGAGCTGCGGGTAAAGAGTAAACTTCGTATTCTATTTGATTGCTCACTTCATCCACCATCTTCTATCTAAATCGTTGTATGGAGGATATCCACCTTTTCTAAGCTCTTTGTTAATTTTATTCTGCTCTGCATTTTCGCCTTCTTCTTTATTCCAAAAAAGTATTTGTAATAAAGGTACGATTATTTTTTCGTATAAATTTTTCATAACTTCTTACTTTTCCATGGTTCTTTTTCTTGTACCTGTTGAATTAATTTATCCAGGTACCAACGTGCTTTCTTGAGGTCCGTTAATGGTTCGTCTTTATACTCCCAGCGATGAAGGTACTTGTAGATCGTTCCAACCAGGTAATATTTAAAATTTGGGCCCAGCTGGTGCTCGATGTATTCGATGCTTTCCAGTGGTGCTTTTTTGTAATGATCTGGATTGATTTTATCTCCT